ATTTTACACTTATGATTAAACATATAGATATTAAAGGCAATAACCACCGAAACAAAAAAGGTATTTTACAACAGTTCTTAACCGAAGCGCAAAAGTATAAGCCGCTAACATTCGAACAGGAACGAACAGCAACACGTGACCAGCTAATAAATCACAATATGTTATTTGCGGCATCAGTTGCGTTCCGTTACGATACTGCACAAGTTGATATAATGGATTTAATTAGTGAAGCTATGTTCGGCCTAATCAAAGCTGCCGATACCTTTAACCCGGCGTTTGAAAACAAGTTTATAAGTTACGCATTATTTCAGATTCAGCGCTACATTAAAGACTTTATTGATACTAAAAAAAACTGCGTAAGGCTGCCTCATCGAATATCACAGGTTAAATACCAAATCGGTAAGTATGAAGAAACAGATAGCTACCTATTATCTGAAAAATTAAACATACCTGAAAATATTATCAAATCAGCGCAAAGTATTACAGGTTTTGTCAGCTTAGATGATACTAATTATGATGGCGATATTATTTATCAAGTTGCATCAGATGATCAAACAGATAAACACGTTTTGCAGTTAGAATTAAAGGAACTTTACAACGAAGTTACCGAATGTTTAACAGGCCGTGAATTAGAAGTTTTAAGGTATAGATACTTTGATAACTTCCCGCAAGATTTAAGCCAAGTAGCTGAAAAATTAAAAGTTTGCCGTGAACGTGTCAGGCAAATAGAAAAACAAGCGTATAAAAAAATAAGAAATAAATATGCAAACGGAATCTAAATGGATACGCGAACTAATATTAAGCGGTCATAGTGATAATATTGAACTTGGTTTAATCCTGAATGATTCGTTTAAATGTTTTCCGTTAACCCGTAAATTTTACAGAAAACATAAGCGCTTTAAATTCTGGCAGCCATCGCGGCATTATTCAGTATTAGTATCAGAATCGCGTTATTATTCGTGGGTTGCACTATTGAATAACGAACTAAAAACGCATAAGGCATATTTTTGGCTTGACTTTAAAGAACCTAAGTACAAAACGCCGTGGGAGCATTGGCAGCTGCATATTACCAATCATTTCAAATGGCCTTATAATGGTCCAATGTTTACAGGCGGCGGCCATCCTTATACTACTATGTTTATACGAGGTCACAATTTGTGATTTCAAGTTAGACCACCTCGTTGGCTTCAACGATGTGCTATTTTAGTTTAACGGCTTAAAGTAACATAACAATATTTATATTTTACTTTGCGGCCTTAAAGTAACATAACCACCTATACTACTATGTTCACAAAATACTAATGTTCATTTTACGTGAACGCTAATACATTTTACCATTAGCCAAAAACTTATCAGCCCAAACGTTAACCTGTTCTACATAAAAATCGCCATTGTCATTTATATTGACGATGGCGAAACCATTTGCCCACAATTGGCGCTGAAATCGCGGCATATAGCTAAAGCCTTTAGATTTAATATCATATAACCCGCCAATGTTAAACGCGGCCCTATTACCTGAGTGATAACATTGAACCCGGTGTGTATGGCCAAACATAACTGAGTGTTGCGTTTTGTCTAAATGCGCTTTAGCCGCGTGAATAGATGTATAAACGCCGTGAACTATATCTAAGTGTTTGCCCAACGTGAAATAGTCACTTTGCCAATCTGTTTTTACTTCCCATCCACGTTCATACAGGTATAAGGCATCAGTAGGATTTATTAAAGCGCCGCCGTATTTAGCATTATCCTTTTCTTTGATGTGCCTGAAGTATCGGTCTTCATGGTTGCCAAATAGAAAATATTTCTTTGCACCTTTGAACGCGCTGTTAATATCGTCAATGCCTTGCAATCCGTCTATATATTCATCTTGCAATGTAAGACCCGATAAGTTGGCCAATGATTCAGCATTATAGCTGCCAAGTGTATAAAGGTCTAAATAATCGCCCGCTAAAACAATGCCGTGTAAATTCGTGCCAAGTTCAGATATAAGCCTTAATAGTTTTTGCCAAAGTATCTGATTATGGAACGGTCTATGTACATCACTAACAACTAACCAGCGCTGCAAACTTTTGTTTTGTCGGCGCTTTTCATTTATTATGTTTTTCCAATATTCTACTTCTTCATTAGAATGTACTTTAATTTTGGGGCGGTATATCATAGGGTTATAATTTAATATCTTGACAAAACGTGTTAAGTAAGTATCTAAGATTATCAAGTAAGTCGGCTTGCCTTTCTTCACCTTTGCCTTTAATTATGCGCCTGCTGTTATCTGATTTGATACGCAAACAGTCCATACGCAAACCCGGGCATTTATCTTCATAAATCTGAAAGTCTGGGCACATGCTAATAATAGTGTTTGTTTGAACGTAGCTTTCAGCATGCAGGGGGTTAGCTTTAGGCACTACAAAGAACCGCGCGGGTAACTGCAGTTCTTCTTGTATAATTTCGTAATATGTTTTTGATACTCGCTGTCTGCCATCGGAACGTTCACCACTCGCATCACCTGTAATCAGTAGCGGAATAGTACAGGGATAAATAGCAGTATCGGACCATCGACCTATTTTTTTATTTGTTTCTGCAAATACCCATTCGCGAAACGCTTGGCATGTATCATATATTGAAGCCTCGCCGCGTTCTTCACTACCTATCTTAAATTCTTTAACGATGTGTATACCGTAACGATAACGTGAACGTGCCGATACATCAGGCGCTAATGTAGTTTTGCGCATAACGGCGGCGGTCATTGGTATTTTATTAAAGTCAAACGAAACGTAAATCTGTTCCGTTTCCCAGTTTATTTTTTTTGAAGGCTGAAATACTTTTTGTTGAATGCTTTTGTCCTTTAGCACGTAAACCCATGCCTCACCACTATAATCAACAAATACAGATTTGTATTCCTGTTCAAACGTTAGGCGGTCCAAATCGCGGCTGGCATCGGCAACCTCATCAGGATCAATGTTTGGGTTATCGGTTGTTTCCATTCTAAACGTTATCCAGCTGTCGCTGCCGTTTTCGCTTTGTGGCAAATCTATATCATTATAACAATTCTTTTCGACATTGCCAGCCTTAGCACCGTTGCGGCATAGTTCGTACCAGTAGTTATCTTTGCCCGCTGCTGTACCAATAAAAAACGCCTCACCTTTGTAGTCAGTTAAGGTAGGGCGGCTAACGGTTTTCCAATGGTATTCTAATATATGTGAAGGTATCTTTTGTGTTTCTTCATAGATTACCCGGTGATACTTACGGCCGCGCCCTTTGTCCTTTCGCCCTTCATCGCCAATAGACCAGACTTCCAAAACGCCGCCGTTTAAAAACTGCATTATCTTAGATGTTTCATCTTTGTGCTTAATGATTCCGCCTTCTGAAATAGTTTTATAAGTATCTACAATCTTATTCCAGCTTTGTGCAAAATCTTTAAAGTCATCCACAAATATACCAACAAACTTACCTTCAAATACAGCTGGGCTTATAAGCGGCAATGCAACCGATGTTATCAATTCAGTTTTGCCAAACCTACGCGCGCAAACTATACAGTTAAACCTTCGCTTATTATCTAATATTCGTTTTTGCCCGGTATGTGGCTTATAAAGCTGTATGTTTATATTGCGCGGCACTACTTAGCTTCAGGTGGATACTGAATGTTGATGTTAATGTTTTTGTCGTCTTGCGCTTCACCCTTCGGTTCTATTATGCCATAGTTAAACCCTAACAAAAGTTTAGTAATTGCAGGATTTGATTTGCCATCTAAGCCCCTAACTACTTTGTTTGTTAGTATTTTGTGTTTCGCGCGCGCTATAAATACCGAAAATTCAGGCCTTTCGGCGTAATTTAAAAGCGTATCAGCATCACAATCTAAAAAATCAGCTAAACCATAGATAGTATATGGTATTGGGTCAGGCAAATCAATTACTTCATAATAGTCACGTGTTTTCACAACTTCTTTTTTTGTACGTGAATCGCAATAATCAAAATACGCTTCAATTTTACTTTGCAGTTCTTCGGGCGTTTTAAATAACAATTTTCTACCTGCAATTCCTTTCATATTTTCGTTTTAAGCAACTTTAAATAACTTTTGATATCTACACACCACTTTAATATAAAAATGCCTTAAAACAGCTTTTATATGCTTTATAGGCTATTATCTATATTATTATTAGTATTATTATTTATATTATTATTATTATTTATTATTATTGTTAACACTTGTTACATTAAGTGTAACACATAAGTAATTGATATATAGTACATGTTACACTGTTACGTATGTTACACTATATTCTACATATATGTGAGAATGAACATAAAAAATACACGCATATACGTGTTGAAGTGGTGTAACAAGTGTAACAGCGTAACAAGCTATGATTATCAGCGTTTTATGCGTTACAATTGGCGTAACATGGTGTTAACAAGTAGAAAGAACGTTTTTAGCAGTAGGCTGCCGTAATGGCAAAAGTAAAGGTAATATTTGAAAAAGTGAAGGATTTCTAATTAAATTTATAAACTGCACCACCATTATTTGCAATATCCTTAAATTTAAATGCTGCTAACATAGTACCATCTTTATTTTCACGAACTTTATAATTTTCTTGTTCAATTAGTTTTCTAATAGATTCTACATTACAAATTCTTACTTTGCATAAAGAATTTTCATCTTCAGACATGTAAGCATAGAAATATATTTGTGCTAAACCATCTTTAATTTTATC